GTTTGGTATATTTTTAAATGCATCAAAAAAGTATCTAATCATTAGGCCAACATTTTTTCTATCATGACCAAGGTTACCTTGCATCCAATGTCCTACAAATAAAAAACAAAATTGTTCCTCAATTGAAGATAAATCTAAACTAATTTCATTTTTATTAGGTAAATGTTTATAAACATCTAAATTAACTCCTTCAAATACTACATGCAAAGGTTTTTCTGATTTAATAGTACCTACTATTTGTTTGTTATTATCTCTTTGCTCAAATTTTAAACTTTCAAAAACTTGTTTACTATGTTTGGATGAAGTCCAATTCATATTCATTCTATTGAGCCCTTCAATCCAAGATACATCACATCCTGTACTTTCAATACCCGCAGTACAACCTATATTATATTTTCCTACAGGTTGAAATTCACTTGGTATTGTAATTTGCATCCAAATATCTGGTTTATTTTGTAAATTAGGAAGAGTATGTTTGTGGAGAAATTTCCATTCATCATGATCATTACAAAACCCCCCAGGTGTATCCCCCCATCTTTGAGGAAGCAATTTAACATCATATTTATCTAATTCAATTATAGCTTTAGCTATATCTCGTGCTCTAGCACCATAACCACTATATGTGTCAAATGGACAACTTATTACAAAAACTGGTTTATTCATTAATATATTATTTTATGGTTTAAAAACTTACCTTTTGATTTTGTAGCATTAATAAGTTCATATCTTTCTCTTGGTTCCCAAACATTAAATAATTCCTCAAAAGCTTCAATTACTCTTTTTCCTTGATGTTCAGCTGTGAATCCAGCTTCATCAGATAAAGCCCATTCTCTACCTTTTAATCCTCTTGCTTTTCTTTCTTCACGACTTAAATTATAAACTTCTTTTATTCTATCACAAGCATCTTCCCAAGTACATCTATCATCATAGATATAAGGAGTTGGAGGAGAACCTTGAATTGATCTTGAAGTAGGATAAACTGGGAAAGCCCATTCACCATGTTCTTTAAAAGTACCTCTATGGTTAGAAGGAATATTAGCATCTGGTTCAAACCATTTACCTTTATCATCAACAAATCTCATTTGATCCTGCATCCCACCTGTTACATTAGCAATAATAGGAGTACCTGCTAAAATAGCTTCAGTAATTGTTAATCCCCAACCTTCATTTGAAGTTAATAATATTTGAACATCAGCTATATTATATAGGAAATTAAGTTGTTTTCTATCTACTTTACCAGTAGAGAATATAATACAATCATTATATTTTTCTCCAAATAAATACTCTTGAACTTTAGTTAAATCTGTACCATGTTCTGAAGATATTTCAGTATGTAATAGAAATCTACATTTTAAGGCTTTTTCATAAGGTAAAGAATCTAAAAATGCCCTAAAAGCCATCATAGCATCTGGGATTTGTTTTCTTCTAATATTTCTAGAATTAAAAAACATTACAAATTCAGTTTCTTTATCCTGTAAGATTTTATTCTTAAATTCTAAAAGTTCAGGGTATTGTTCATGTTCTTTATTAATAGGAAAATATTCTTTATGATTTAATCCATGGGGGATGTATTTAAATACCCTTTTTGAATTGTCACAATCTTCTAAAACTAACTTATTAATATTAACGGTTTGTTTAGAAATCCCCATTAATAAATCACAAGCTTCATAAAAAGGTTGATTGTATCTTGGTGCAGGATAGTCATCCCAAATGTTTAGATAAGTAATAGGAGCTAATTTTCTTAATTGATCCTCCATATTAAATATATGTTGAAAATATCTTGGATCTGTAATCAACATAATAGCATCTGGTTTTTCTATGTTGAATATATTATGGATTTCTTGGGTAGTACCATATCCATTAACACAATAAAGAAAAACTTTTGCATCTTCTACTCCTGTAAATTTTTGTGTATCAGGACTAATATCTAATCGTTTTCCTGCCTCAGGGTGTTTAATTGCCCCTGCTACATTAACCCAATTAAAGTGGTGACAAGTATGGAGTACAATTTCTTTTGCTACAGTAGCAACTCCAGAATGAACTCTAATATCATCACAAACTAATAGGATTTTTTTCCTTTTTTCAGGGGGTAAATACTTAAAACTTTTATTCATCTAATTTAAAATTTACAGTTCAATATTTGTTTGATTGGTAATTTGTTTTCTAAAATTTTCATCAGTAAGATACAAATAAATTGCTCGATCGGCAAGCTTTTGGAAAGAAAACTTTCTTCTAACGCATTCTACCTTGAAATTTTCAAACAAACTGCTTTGAACTTTTACACTGGTTAGTGTCATGTCTTTACTATTTGCCATAATTTTTATTTTTAATAACGTTTATTATACATATATGGGGATATTAGTATATTATACCTTCTCCACATTTTTCTTTGTCATCTTTAAAAGGACAAAACATACAATTCCATTTAGAAACTGATTTGGGGTAGTCTATTTCTTTGATGTCCCCTGTTGAATTAAAACATTCATTAATAAAATTATTTATAGCCTTTATCGCTCTTCCTAATTTAATTTTTCCGCTAGGTGGGGTGAATGTTTGTACTCTATATGCTTGATGGGGTGACATAATTCTTTCATCATCCCAATCCAACACTTTTCTTTTAACAATAAAAAATTCAATATCAATATTACTTAAAGGAATACCATATTGTTCACTAAAGAACTGTTTATATAAAAGTAATTGAAATTGTTTATCTTCATTTTCTTTGTCTTTTTTATTCCATCCCTTAGTACTGGTTTTGATATCGATAATTTTAAAGGTATCATATTTTTCATCATATAATACAACATCTAAAAACCCAGTATATTTTATGTTATTATACATTTTATTGGGTGAAATAACTATAGGTATCTCACAACCTATCAAATGCCATCCTCGTCTTGAAAAATATCTACTTCTTTTTTTTCTAAACCAATTTAAAATACCTACTCCATCTTCAAAAAATTCCCTCATTTCCTCGGCGGAAGAGAAATGTTCATTATTGTTTTTCTTGTATTGGTTTTGGTATTCACCAATAAATTTTTCTTGAAACAGATTTTCTAAATTTAATTCATCAGCCTTAGCGGCACTAGTTTCAAACATTACATCTAAGTAATGTTGTAATACTTCATGTATAGCGGTCCCAAATACAGTATGAATTGAGGAAGTAAATACCTTTATTTTATCTTTATATTGTAGTTTCCATCTATGAGGACACTGTCTGAATAAAGACATTTGAGAATAAGAAATATTCTTTTGATAGGCATAATTTACCTCCTGAGGGGGATTATTTCTAATCTCCCTTACTATTTTAGGGATTTTTCTAGCCAAAACTTATTTTTTCCATTTATCACGCCCTACCAACATACCAATTATACCGTAGTTAGCTATATCAATAAACGTGTCTTCTATTCCTTCTCCTTTTACATAATTTCTACCATGTACTATAAGATTCTTTAATCTGGATATTTTATCAGTAAGCCTAATAGCTAGACCTGTAAGGGAAAACGTTTTATCTTTTTCATTAGTTAAATCACCTCCTAAAGCAATATTATTCAAACCATAATCCATATGTTTTCGAGCAAACATTTCATACATTTCTTTTTGGATTAATTTAAATTCTTGGGATAGGTCTGGGTATTCCTCTTCAAATATAGTTATAGTTTGATTTACTTCATCATCAGCCCATTCCTCTAATTTTTTATTTAGACTAGGACTTTTAGCGTTCATAATTTCTCTATCGCTCATATTTTTTTCTTCTTGCATGTCGTACCATGCTTTTACTGTGTCACCCATTTACTTGTTCTTTTACAAAAAAATATTTTTCTAAGGCTTTTAATTTATCATCTGCATCTGCTAACATGGTTAAAGCTTCAGTGGCGTTTTTATAAAAATCTTCTGTACTATGATCCCCGATTCCTACTGCATTATTTCCTAATAATTCAAGTGATAATAAAGCTTTTGCTTTTTCAGCTTCAGCTTCTGTTTTAAGCATTTTGTAGAGATGTTGCTTCATTTTAATAATTGTTTTATTTCTTTGGTTTCTAAACCTCTATTCGTTAATATACGATTTATTTCTGTGGTATCCAAAATCTTTAAGTAATCTTTTACTTCTCTAATAGATACTTTAAAATGATCTTTTAATTGAATAACTAAATCTTCGTTTGGCTCCTTAGAATTTGATTTAATATATTTATTCCACCTATTATTTTTAGGAATAAATTCTTTATATATTCTATAAATCATTGCTTTTTCTTGAGGAGGTAGTTCTTGAACATAATTGACTACCTCTATATAATCTTGATTCATAGACATAAATCTATGTATCATATAGGCATTAAAAATCTCCCAATCTTTTTCTGTAAATTTAGATACAGGAGATTTATGGTAATTTATTTCTTTGAGCCAGTCAAATATGTTTTTCATCTAACAGAGTTCGTCTTTCAATTCTTCTCTTAATTCTACAGGAATACCCTCACCTAAAATTTTATTATTGGTAGGATCAAAAAATACAGGAATAGGCATAATTGCATCATTTTCTGTACCTACTACAAATTTAGATATTCTCCTAAGAATAACTCCTGATTGGAAAATACTACCTCCTTTAGAATTTTTAATTCCTTCAGTAGTTTGTAGGTCAACATTAATTTGAGGGGGTTGTTGTGGATTTGCCATAATTATTTAGTATTTATTAAATTTGAAATTAAACTCATTGCATTGATTTCTTTATCAATACGGAAATTTGCTTTATATTGATGATCATTTACTAAAATAGCAACTGTACCTTCTTTACCTGGAAGATATTCTGATGCTCTTTCATATAATGATTTAAATAATTCATCAAAATCATCTACATTAGCATCCGCTATAATTTGGCGTATATTAGTAAAACTTTTACTACTAGTATATCTTAACTCATCAATAACAGCAGATATATAGCTGGATGAAACTAATAACTTCTCATCTAATTCTAATTTACCAGTTCGGCTACTAGTTTGAATTGTGTTGAGCATTT